GAGAAGTTATACATCGGCTTCAGGAGGTCGGGCACTTCGTGGCTGATAAACGTCAAGATGCGATCGGCGTGGGTCTTGCGCCCCATGATGTACCAGGATGTCGGCTTGTAAAAATCCTCGCGTTCCGGGTAGCTCGCGTTCCACGAGTACGGCGTCGACCAGTACGGCTCGAAACACGCAATGCTTTTCAGGCTGCCCTTCGGTATGCCCGCCGGGGAAATCTCGAGCGGTTTCTGTCGCGCCTGGTCGTCGGCGTCATTGATATTAAGGTAAATCTGCCCGCGCCCGAACTCGCAATCTAAGAGCGCCGCCCGGTAGAACTTCTCGCGGACCTTGAGCCGCTCGCATTCCGCCTCAATCTGCGCGATAACCTCGCTTTTGTCGCCGCCGCTCTTGCTCTGCAGCTTGAACCATTTGCGGGTCATTTCCGTTGCGACCGTCTCGCACGGGGCGCGGTACTCGGATATCTGCGTGAGTTCGGACAGGTACGGGTAGCCGGGGAACCACAGCCCCCCGCCATACCCCTGCGCGCTGCCCTGGTAGCCCCACGAGGGCCCGAACGAGTCGAGCGCGAGCGTCGTCCGCTCAACCTCGCCCACGCAGAGGAACGTCGGAGCCGCGTCCATTGCCGGGGCGCCGTCGGCGGCGAGTACGGGCGTGCCGTCTTGCGCGAACAGCGCGGCGGGCTTCGTACGGAGCATGGCGGGGTCGCGCGGCAGCACGCCCGCCGGGAGGTCGGGTATCGTGGCAGCCGTCGGGCGGTCGGGGCGCTTCGGGTGCATCGGCGCGTCCTGCGTCGCCATTTCGGCGGCGAGCCGCATAAGCGCCGCCGGGATGACCATCCGTTTAGGGGGCGCAGCCTTAGGGGCGGGCGGGGGGTTGAGCCAGTTTGCGACTCGAGCGCGTAGTTTGGTGAGCATAATCCGCACTATAGCGTGTCTGCGCGAATCTGTGAACCGCGACACGCTTAACGTCCACGATAGCGCGTAAACCTTGCAATCACTGAATAACGGAACGGAGCTAGACGAGTTGACGCGATGTCCCGAAACTGTGACGCATGCACGTTGACGGCGGCGTCAGCCTCGCCCAGAATGGCGCCACTGAATCACGGAACGGAGTAAACGAGATGAAAGGCGGGTCTATGAGCAAATTCAACTGGGATCAACGAATGAACTTCAAGCGCGCCGTGCGCCTGAACAGCCCCGCAACGTTTGCGGAACTTCGCAGCCTGTACGAATCGGTGCGAGCCGGTACGCAGTTCGGCTGCTATTCGGGCTACTCGCCATGAGCGAACACGATGCACATTTGAGCCTGACCGATACCGTCAGGATTATCCGCGAGGACGCATTGCGCCCCGCCGACCCGCTGGAAACCACGCAGCGCATGACGCCGTATCAGAAAATGGAAGCGCGGCGGCGCGGGTGGGCTCTGCATTTCCGGGCGCAGGAAGCCGTGCGGACCGGACCGAGCAGTATCTCAACGCCGGATTTCCGCGACAACCGCCCACGTGGGCATCTCGATGAGCACCAGAAACGCATCCAAGACTTACGCACGGGGGACGACGAATGATTTCCCTCGTCCTCGCCGTTGCTATCGGCACCGCGCAGCCCTGTCTCGCGCCGCCCGTTATCCATCATCACGGACACCGCGCGCATGTCCCGCAGCCCGTACAATCCTGCGTGACGCCGCCGGTTCCAATGTGCTTCCGTGAACCGGACACGGAACCGGACATTCTCCCGATAGCCGCACCGCTGATTTACTACACGTCGCCGCCCCTGGCGGATGACACGCCGCCGGCCGGCGAAACGTCGCAGGACGAGCCGCCCATTATCGCCGGGGGCGAGGTTATCGTGCTCGGCACGACCGGTATATACGCGCCCATCGGCGGGGGCGATACGCCCGTGCCGCCCGGCGGATACTCGCCGCCCCCTGTCGGTACGCCGTGCTGTGCGACGCCGCCCACGCGGGCGCCCGAGATGAACGGACCGGGGGCGGCTGGCGCCCTGACGCTGTTGCTCGGCTGTGTGGCGGTGCTGCGGGGTCGTCGCCGTGCGTGAAACGGGGCTCACGTCACGGAATATGCATTACCGTTGGGAATGGCAGATACCGCGGCCCAAACCGGGCGAGGTCGAGTACCTGGCTTCCCGGGCTCGCCGAACTGTGACGGGCGTCGCTGCAGTCCGGCCGGGAACAGCCGACAATACAAGACATGGACATTCTAGCCAACACAGTCGCCCGGATCGCTCTTAACCTGCTTGGGTTCGTCGTAGGGTTCGGCGCGGTCATTTTACTTTTTTGGAGTTAAACGAAATGAGCAACCAAACGAAACACACACCCGGACCGTGGAGCGACGATGGCGACTATATCCGCGCCAAGGCAGGCAACAATCGCCCGGACCTGGTGCGCATCGCCGAAATCTTCCCTGTATGGAGCGAGGCAGAGGGCGCCGCCAACGCCAAGCTCATCGCTGCCGCGCCGGATATGGCGGAAGCGCTGCGCCTAATGCTCGACGTCTACGGTAAGGACGCGACCGGCGGCGTATCAGATCAGGCACGCGCCGCGCTCGTAAAGGCGGGTCTATGAGTTGCTACCAACTAGGCGTTGTCGTCGGGTCGGGGCTAGCGCGTGTCGCAACGCTCGTAGCGCTCCTTTACTGCGCGTATGAACTGCGCGACATAAGCCACACGCTCGCCAGCATCGACCGCGCAACGTACGTGATGTGTGCGAAAAACCCTACTGATATCGATCTCTGTCTGTAGATAGGAGCTAAATATGAGCAACTACGAACTATTCGGCCCGAGAGGCGGCCCGTTCTACGTCGCCGACACCGACCGGCGCGTGCGGCGCGCGTCCTTCTCCGCAGTCATCTTACTTTTTTGGAGATAAATATGAAAATTCTAGCTTTGTTTCTCGCGCTCGCCACCGTGGCGGCGCACGCCGAGGCGCCCCTATGGGTCACGGTCACATCGAACGCAACAGCCGCATTCGCATTTAAACGCGGCTCGTGCAAAGCCGTCGACAGTGATAAGGGGGTACACGCGCTAGTTTGCATCGAGCGCCAAACAGCCCCCGACGGTACGAGCATGTTCCACTACGTCGCGATTGACCGGGACACGTGCCCGACCGGCGTCGGCGAAATCCTCACTAGCGACATGCGCGGTACGCTCCTCGCGGACGACCAAGTGGTGGCGGACGGAGGCACGATCGCCAGTCAGGAATGGGAATTTATGTGCGGCGTGTCAGGCACCATCAAATGAGCACCTACGAACTATTCGGTACGAGGAACGGTCCGTTCTACGTCGCCGACACCTCCAAGCGGGTCCGGCTGCACGGGCGCCCGCTCACGCGCTACCCCATGAGTCGACTGTACGATCAGCGGTGCGACGCCGTGGCCGTGCAAGACTGGCTCGCCGAGCGCGCTGCGGGCTACCCGCCGAAACAGTTGCCGTGGCCTGCCGAATGAAACCCACGGGGCAACCCGCCGGGCGCGCGTACGAGTTCGCCTTGCTGCTCATGCGGCTAGTCAATATCGGAATGTTCTGGTTGATTATCGCCGGATTGTTTCGGCTAGGACTCGGTGAAGGATCATGAGATACGCCGACGCAAAGCATGAGTTCGACCGGCGGTACTGGCATCGCATGCTACACAAGCACGGCTCGGTACGCGCGGCAGCGATCGCAGCGGGACAATCCCGTCAGAACGTGTCCAAGGTGATAAATTCCCTCGGGATGCGCTCGCCGGTCAGCGCAAAGTATCGGAAGGATTTGACGCTGGTCGCGCCGACTCCCACCACGGCGGAGGAGTCAAACGCCAAGAGTCGGCCGACCTGCGCCGGCTTGAGGTAAAGCACGGAAACCGCCCCCAGTCTAAGGCGGGTAGGTCTGTTCAGTCAATGCCGGGTCGTCCTCGCCCACGGGCTCGAGCTTCGATAGCAGCACGCCGTTGTTCCGCGCGTAATTCTTGGCATACGCCTCGGCGTACTCGCGACTCGTGGCAGTGATCGGCTGCACGACTTCCTGCAAGTACGTCGCCTGATATTTCATACCGGCAGTGTGGGCCACGCCGCGCCGCGCCGTCAACCTCGACGCGCCGTAGGCATTACCTGACCTTGCACGGTCGCGAGAATGGCGCCCATGTTCGTCATGCTCTGCTTGCGCGGGGCGAGCATCATCAACACTGCGTCGGCAAGATCGGGGCTCGCCACATCGTCGGGCGCTTTCTCGATTTGAATCTTGCCCGTGAGCGTCTCTTTGACCGTGGCTTGCGACAACTGCGAGAGCAGCAAATCGCGCAACGGCAAGGCGCCGTCGATGCAGATAATCAATTGCGAGTCGTACGTCATGCCCTTGCGAGCTCGCCAGGCGTGATAACAGCCGAGCCGCCCCGCGTACCACGTCTGCGCCTTGCGGTTCAAGAATAGGTCTTTCGCCTTGCGCTTCGTACCCGGCACTATCTGCTCGGGGCGGACAACGGCTTCGCTCCCGCGGTACGGGTGGGTCGCAATCGTGCCGTGCTTGAAATACGCCTCGGCGTCCTTCATCGTGGACTGCGCCTCGGTTCGCGCCTCGTTAATGAGCCGCGCATCGGAGTGAACAGCCGCGCCGCCCATGCCGTCCGCGTCGTAGTCCATCGCCGTCAAGCCCCATTCCTCGCAAACGTTGAACGCACGCTGCACGCTGTAGCCCGTATCCGAGCCCTTGCCCGACCACTGCTCGACGTGCTTGACCTTGCGACCCTTGCCGATGGCGAGCGCGTTTTTGTCCTTGCCCTGGTCGGCAATGTCCATCGCGGCCCGCAGCGCGCCAGTCTCGAGGTCGATGCCTAGGAATTTGTCGATATCGACCGCGGCTTGCGCCCACGCGGACGGGATGCACACACCCTCGAGCGAGGCGGCGAAGTCGCAATCAATTTCCTGCTTGATGACAACCTCGTCGAGCTCGGCGCATTGCTGCTCGTACCAGGCTTGCGACTTGCGCGGGTCGTCGCGCCAGGTGAAGTCGAAGCGCCGTATCGCTGGATTGTGGGCGCGCGTGTAGAAGCTGTTCGCCATGCCGTTCACGCTCGACATGTCGATACGACAACGGGTATTGGCAGAAAGATTCTTGTCGATAATCTTGGGATGTTCGAAGTGCGCCGACTCATCGACGATGAATATCGCCTTACGACCGCCGCGACCCGCCATGTCGCCCGCCTCGCCCGTGATGCTCGACCCCGTAAGCGGGAACGATACGCGCTTGTCAGCGCTGCATTTTGTCATATCAAACCCGCCGTTGAACTCGGGTGGCAGGTACTCGAGGAACGAGCGGACCTTGTAGAACAGCGTGTCCGGGTCGCCCGAGCGGTCGAGCTTGATTTCGAGCGCGCTACCGATGCCCGCGGCGAACCCCGTGCGGAAGATGCACAGCGTGCAGAGTATCGCCATAGCGACCCATGACGCGCCGACGTCGCGCGACTTGACGACAACGCCCGGCTTTGAGTCGAGCCAACAGCCAAGCATCCACCGTACCATCTCGCGTTGGCGTGGGAACAGGTGAAACGCAATGACCGGGTTCACGCCGTCGGCGATTAGCCGCGGGTCGTTCGTGTAGCCCCATTGGTCAATGAACGTTGCCATCCCGTCGGCGGTCCGCCCGTAATAATGGCGCAGGCACGGCACACGCTTTTCAGGCACTTTGCGCAACCACATGAGCCGATCCTCTCGCGCCTGCATATCGGCCGCCGCTGCGCCGTACACTTCTACAAGTTCTCGGCGCCGTAAAGCGTAGGCTGCTAGCGCGAGCCGTTCGTCGTCGGTGAGCGAAGCTATGAACGATGGACCGACCTTGCGCACCATCTCGAAATGCAGCGCGACGGGCGAGGGCTTCATCATCGCGGCGAATGCGGCTTCGCTCGCGGCGTCGGCAGCCTCAGCCGGGGTCATTTCACGGCTCGCATTAAGTAATCAACAGCACACAGCGCCATAGCCATCAAGTATCAAACGAAGCGATTAGGCTTGCAAGATCGGCAGGGTTCATCTCGCGCGCCGTTGACATATTCACGGTTGCATTGAAATTCATCGACCGCGACACATAGGCGCCCTGCAGCTTGTTCAACATCTCAGCCGCCTCCGACTTGCTCTGCGTGCTGATCGTTATCACGCCGTCCTTGTCCTGGCTCGCGCCCTTGAACAGCGCGCGCCCCTCCGGACTCAACTCGTCGGTCGGCGTGAGCTCGACCCGCTGATACCCGCGACCCTTGCAGTGCGTGCAGCCGGCTCGAGGCTTCATGGTGTTCGGCTGCGGGGGGCGCTCCTCGGCGAACGGGCTCGGGTCGAAGTGAGCCGCCCACGCCTCGGCGACCAGGGCAGTTGACCAGCAATGGTCACACGGGTCGACCACGACGCGCGAGAGCTCCTCGGGGTCCGCGTTAATGATGAGCCGCAACCACGCCATGCGCTCTGTGAGCGTCGACACGATCTCGGCGTCAACCGCGGCTCGCAACTCGCGCACTCGAGCGCGCACGCCCGGATTGCGGTTCAGGTCGCTTATCTGTTGCGACTGCGAGCCGACCGTCGAAGCCACGAGCCCACCCTGTCGGAACGCCTCGGCGTAGGACATGCCGGCCGCCACGCAGCGGGCGTACCGCTCCTGCCGCCCGGTCAGGGGGCGGGTATGGGGGGCTGCGGAGGGCAGCGCTACGGCCGTGGTGTTAGGCGTACTGCTCATACGGCAAGGCTAACGGTTCGCAAGGCGTCCACGCAAGCCACACGTCCACACGGGGGTCTGAGCCGCTTGCGAACCGTAGTGTACAGATGCACATTTAGGTACCCCTACAACCAGCCACCTCATTTTATTACATACTATATCATCGCGTAATATTTATTTATATTATTATGTTATACAAGATATTGACAGTTAGTGATGTATGTAATAAATTTAGGTGGCTGGTTGTAAGGGTACCTAAATGTGCATCTGTACACTAATCGAAAGGATCCAATGTAATGAACATCATCAGTCGGGACAACGCGCACGCGCTCGGTTTAAAGCGGTATTTCACGGGAGAACCGTGCAAAAGAGGGCACGTAGTCGAGCGGTACGTCTCTACAGGCGCGTGCAAGAGCTGCTTACACCGCGATGCGAGGTCCGACTTGCATAGCCCGTTCTCGTTTCACGCACCGCTCCGCGCCGTGTATTTCAAGGACGCTAGCGGTATCGAGGCGCAAGGGGCGTTTCGCTTCATGGAGAATGCCGGTTGGTACGAAGCTGCCGTTAAATTGCTGAGGGAAGACCCTGCGCTGCTGGCGCACCACACGGCACACCTAACTACATCGCAACGCCAAACGCTGCGCAACGTCGATACGGCGCGCGCGGCACGGCGCGCAAAATTGCAAGCTGGCTAGACTATTGCGCCGCAGCATGCGGGATAATGGCTCCGAACCCCACGGAGCGAGCCCGCCATGCGACCCACAACTTGCGCCCCTGACTGCGACCATCACGAGTACGAGACCGCGTGCGACGATGAATTATCGCGCGAGGGTTCGGGCGACGGCGACGATTATTGAATCGGGATATTGAATCGGGATATTGAAATCGCGCCGATATGTCAGACCAACATTGACGGTTCTGTCAGAGCATGCCTACACTCAAGACATGGCTCGACCGCCTCTTAAAATTCACGCACGCGGATCTCGCGGCGATAAGCTGTTCGCGCTCTGCAGTGGTGATGTCTGGGGAAAGCTCGCGGCGAGCCCGGCCGAGGATGATGTCACGTGCCTACGGTGCCTGTACCGCCTCGGGCGCTATGTCCCGTTGAGCCGCCTGCGCGAGCATCAAGCCATTAGGTCAATATTTTCCGCTCGGCTAGGAGTCGCATGCTATGAATCTGACCGACGCTGAGTTAGCTCGTTTGCGGCGATTCGCCTGGATACGCCGTAAGTTTCTGGCGGGGCGCCGTTACCGGCGGCAGTACCTCCGCGTGCTGCAAGCGCGCTATCGTGAGCGGGGGCAGTTCGCGGGGTGGTGGAGTTTCAAAGGATTCTGCAAGGCGCACGCGAATGGTTGGATTAGTGAGCCGCGCCCCGCAACGTTCCCCGTCGGCTCGGACACTTTACTGTGAGCGGCATCGACGACCTCCCCGACGTGACGCCCTATGCGCAGCGGCTCTTGCGTGGTCACATGCTCGCCGTGCAGCGGCACGCCTCGTACTGCACGCGCGTGCCGCCTTGCTCCTCGGCTGCGATTATGCGCGAGACACACGGGACGCCTCGCCAGTTCATGCGCGCAGCCTACGCCGCGTGCGGTGAGATAGCGCTCATTGAGGCTGCGCGAGCCTCGCAGGCGTACGCCGAGGAGTACGAGGCGGCGATATGAGTTTTACGATTACCTTGCGTTGCCCGCGGCACCCGACCTATACGGCGAAGATACGACCGAGCACCGACTGCGCGTGCTGTCAGCTGATGTTCGTCGCGCGCAATACCTTCCACAAGGCGATAAGCGTTCCTCTCGAGGAGCGCACTGACCCGGATGAGAAAATTATGTATGCGATAGCGGATGGAGGGCAGCCGTAATGAGCAGCGTGAAAGACTGGCTCGCAGTGATAGGTATTCTCGCCGTCGGTTTTGTGGGCGGGTGGGCTATGATGAATGTTCGGCTAGACGACGGGGAGGTGCCCGTTGCGCACCGTCAGCACTGGGAGTTCGACCCGCAAGGGCAAGGTGAAAATTTAAGCGCGGATGCGTGTCGCGCAGCGGGGCGCACGCCGTATTATATCTATCCCGACAACGTTACCCCATTCTACGAGGAGTGTTTGAAGTGAAAGCTACAACCCCGTTTTTCCGCACGTTCATTGCCGCAGTGATGGTCGTCGGCGTGATGGTCACAATGTATATGTGCACGCACCCGGCGTACGGCGCTGAGCCGAGCGCGGATGTCCCGCAGCTGGTCATCGTGGTCGGCTATGAGAACGGCAAAGCGATCGGCGGTCAGGTGCTCGGCATAGCGGATAACCTCGAGGCGTGTCAGAAGGGGCTCGAGCAGATGCTCCCCGAGCTCAAGGCTAAGGAAGGTATCGCGCTCGCCGCAGTTTGCACGCCGTTGCCGCCCGCACCGACCGCCGTTAAGCACAAGGGCGAGGCGAGTATTTAAAATGAAGTGCGAGCACTGCGAGCGATTAAAGGTCGGCCTTGAAACCATCCGCGAGTACACGGGCCCGGATCGACACCCGAACGGGGTCTGGGACGCCTACGTGATCGCGGGCAGGTTGCTGGACGGGCAAGATCAGAATGGCCGCACGGTGCCCCAAAGGGGCAACGAGTGAAGGTTGCTGACTTTTTCTCAGGCATAGGAGGATTTGCCCTTGGATTGGAACGCGCGGGAATGGAGACGACAACATTTTGTGAATCTGACGCTAAGTGTCGTGCTGTGCTTGCTCGGCATTGGCCTCATGTTACTTGCCATCCGGACATTAGGACGCTAGATGCACGCACTCTCAACGCAGACCTATTTTGTGGGGGATTCCCTTGTCAGTTCACCAGCACAGCCGCTCGAGGACGGAACAACGCCATTGACCTCTGGCCCGAATTCAGGCGGTGCATCGGTGACGCGCGACCAACTTGGGTTGTCGCTGAAAATGTACCTGGGATTGGCGATGACGGAACTGAGCGGGTGTGCCGCGATCTGGAGGCATGCGGCTATTGGGTGTGGCCGGTTGAAATCGATACTTCGCCACCACTCAGAAGCCGCGGACGCTCTCGTATCTTCTGGCTGGCCTACGCCCACGGCAAAGGCGAATCACGACGCTCCTTCGATGGCGAAATGGCCTGCTTACAAGCTGTACCACGCTACAGCTGGACGGACTACGCCGCGCCTCTGGGAATGGATGATGGGCTTCCCGGCAGGATGGACCGACTGCACCAGCTCGGGAATGCCGTCACTCCATACGCGGCAGAAATCATCGGGCGCGCGATCATGAATTCGGTGCCCCAAAAGGGAGTCGAACTCGGAGGAGGAGGAACGAAGATATGAAAGACTCACAAATGTTTTGCGGCCTGGCACTCTACGGTTGCATTCAGAAGGCGCCGTTGCTGCTAATACTCGGTATCGTGGTCATGATGACGGTATCGCTGCTACGCGAGAATTCGACTCCTCAAAAGGGAGTCGATCATGAGTGAGTGGGAACCGATGGATTCGCGCGAACGAAGGCTGGTGGTGGGCCGGGAACGATCCTACCGACTCGTGGGGGTCGCGCGTGTATCCAGACTTCTGGGTGCCGCTACCTGATGCGCCCGAGGGAGGCGCCGGCAATGATAACGTCGGTTAATCCGTGCGTCGTCTGCACGCCCGACGATAGGGTCGGCGTGCTTACAGGGCGCATCGGGCTGGTCGGCGTGATTGAGTTAAAACCGCCCAAGGCAAAGGGGATCGTTGTCGTGTCGACCCTGGCGCCCCTAGTGCTCCTCGGCTACCACGTGGCGGATGCGCCCGACATGTCGATAATGTGACGTAGGTCCGTTGACGCCCGCGTCAGCCTCGGTCAGAATTGCCCACATGAAACGCAAACCAAAAGACCCCTGTAGCCCGCACAGTCGCAAGCACAAAGCTGCTGTTGCGTACCTCGCCTCACGTGGCATCACGCAGCCGAAACCGACGTATCCGATATTGACGGCAATCGAGCCGGTTCGCCTGCCGTTCCGGCTTGTCGGTCGGGCACGGGCGGCGTCATGAACTACGAGCCGAACGCGACACAGCGCACCCTGTCACGCCGCGCAACCGAGGCAGCTGAACGCCAAGCCCGATACGTCGCCATGATGCTCGCGGTTGAGATCATCGGGTTTCTGCTCGTAATCGTAGTGGAGTTGGTACGATGAAAATATTAAACAAATTTTCCGACGCGGTAATATTCGAGGATGATGCACCGTCAATTAAATTGACCGTCGAGACTGCGGTTAAGGCGCGCGCGAACCTCTGCCGCGCGAACCTCGGCGGCGCGGACCTCCGCGGCGCGAACCTCTGCCGCGCGAACCTCCGCGGCGCGAACCTCCGCGGCGCGGACCTCGGCGGCGCGGACCTCGGCGGCGCGTACCTCCACGGCGCGTACCTCCACGGCGCGAACCTCCACGGCGCGTACCTTCACGGCGCGGACCTCGGCGGCGCGGACCTCGGCGGCGCGTACCTCCACGGCGCGGGCCTCGGCGGCGCGAACCTCGGCGGCGCGGACCTCGGCGGCGCGAACCTCGGCGGCGCGAACCTCGGCGGCGCGGACCTCCGCGGCGCGAACCTCTGCCGCGCGAACCTCCGCGGCGCGAACCTCCGCGGCGCGAACCTCCGCGGCGCGGACCTCCGCGGCGCGAACGGTAAGACTATAAAATTAGTCGGCAAACGCCCAGTCTTGCAGATTGGTCCGCTAGGCTCTCGCGCTGATACGCTGCTCGCGTTCGTTACTGACGACGGCGTATGGGTGCGTGCCGGATGTTTCTGGGGATCGCTGCTAGACTTCGCCGCTGCGGTCGACAGGACGCACGGCACCAACGAGCACGCGCAGGAATACGGCCTAGCGATTCAGATGATTAAGCTGCACGCATCACTGAGCGGTGTGGAATGAACAGCGGCAACCACGACGGGCAAACCTCACTACTCGCCGCGCTGTTCGCCGCCGGGCTGCACCCTCGCAAACAAATCACCAACGGCAACCGCGTGCATCGTGAGCGCACCGCCGAGGGCAGCGCGGAACGTATCGCCGCCGCCGAGGCGAAGCGGGCTCGCAAGAGGGCGCGGGCGGTACGCGCCACGTGAGCGTCACGAACCGTACCGCCGACGTATGCAGCCGGTGCGGGGCAATTGTGCCTGCGGGGCAGGGCACCATACGCCACTACAACGGGGCGGCTCGAAAGTACGCGCCGAAATATGCCGGGCGCTCGGCGTTCGGTGTGCTCGCGCTCTGCCATTGCAATGCATGCGAATCTCAACGTAAGGTAGGAGCATGAAAGTGTTAACGTACACAATGGCGGGCATCGGCTGCACCGTTCTAGTGTTGGTGTTCTGCGTGGCGATACTGATAGAATCGATAGGAGAAACTACGGAGTAGGGCGATGCTGATTAAGTTCGCGCTCGCAGCCTTTGCCGCGACATACTTTATGTTAGGGCTATCCGTACGCCGCGAGTGGAGGCGTAAGCGTCGTGAAAACCGGCGCCGAAATTAACGCTATGGTGTTGCAGTCCGGCGTGGTCGCCATCTATCATCCTGACGACACGCGCCTGATGTTCTATCCGAGGGGCCGCCTGCCCGCTCATCTCACGGCCTACCTGTCCTGCAGCGACAGAGCCCGAGCCAAAGCCTTAGCCGTATTCTTGACGCGCGACTTGATTCCGAATTGGCGCGACCCGTTCGATTAGCCCACGGGATTCAGCTTGATTCCCATTACGTAGGTGCCCTCCGCGGTGCGTTTGGTGCGGTCTGGACGTACGAACTGCGGCACGCGTCTGTCGAGCTCGTCCACGAGGCGCTGACGAATCATGGGGTAGTCACGCCCCGCCTCGCGGCACCACGCACAGTACGCCTTATACAGCGACGGCAAGGGCTGCCGCGCGCCAGGCGTTACCGTACACATTTCGGCGAGGAACTCGCCTACGTGGTCCTGCGACTCCCGATACTCAGCCGACGCATTGAGAATCGCGGCGGGCGGCGAGAGCCCCTGGGAGAGCCACAGGGCGGTCCCGGCGACTATCCAGGCGAGAATACCGGGCGCCTCCTCGAGCAGCGTACCGTCGAGCGTGAGGTCTTTTATCACCATTGCATCGCCCCGCTCGACCTCGAGGGCGCTTCCGAACTTCACAGGAAACGATAACAACATAATGCGACGCCAGATTGAGAAATCCGCGCCTTTTATGACCGGCTTGTGGTTGGTGAGCAATTCGAGCTTGTGCGACGGTCGGAACGAGAACAGTTGCCCGTACAGCCGCTTGCCGGTCAGGGTGTCGCCGCCCGTGAGTTGCTTTAAGTGCGCCTCTTTGAGTTTCGCGCCGTCGTCCGACTCGGACGCGACCACGAGGCGCCGACCGCGCAGCGCGGCTATCTCTGCCAGTTGCGATGTCGAGCCGCTGTTGTCCTTACCCGTGAGCAGCCCGAACGTTGCGGCAGATGAGTATTCGCCGAGCACGTTATTAACGGCAATCGTGAGCGTACCCTTACCGTTGCCGCCGGGACCGTGCTTAATGAGAATCTTTTGCTCGCGGACATCGCCCGTCACAGCATACCCGTACCAGCGCTGCATGAAATCAACGAGGTCCAAGTCGCCTACGAATATCTCGGCGAGGAACTTTTTAAAGCGCGGGCATTTGGCGGCGGGGTCGTAGGCAATGGGCGCGAGCTTCGTAATAAGCTGCCCCGAATCATGCGGCAGTAGCCGTCCGGTTTTTAAGTTGATGGTGCCGTTGAGACAATTGAGCAGCCATGGGTTTGCGTCTAGCGATTCTATCTTTACGTCGAGGAGATCGCGCAGGATGGCAAGCGCACTATTCTGCGTGGCGACGTTCTCGCATTTCGATGCCCATTTACCGAGCATCTCTATCT